ACTTGTGTACCGGCATTATCAAGAGTAACAGTAAACTTATAAAGCATACCATTACTTCCACTATATGTATCTTGTACGCCATTTTTCATCAGTGGTACGAAACTGATTAATTTACCTTGTGCCATTACGTTTCAATTTTGTTACTCGTTCAATCTCTGATTTGCAATCTCCCTCTGTCAGAAAATAGTTTCCAACTTCATAATACAGATTATCTGTAGTGTTGTTTGTTTCTACTCTTTTTCTTGAAATGAAATCATTCATAGAAACATTTTGATTTTTCAAAATATAAACAAAATACTCTTCACCTACTGATACGCGAACAACATTTGTTTTTTTCTTTACATACTTCTTACATCGGATAACATTATTATTTCCGACATTATCGCCAAATTCCGGCTGACCAGTGCAATCAGGGTAGCTGCTTTTACAATTACCACAAAGATTGCGTTTGGTATCAATTGTTGATACTTTTCCCATTTTAAACCTCCGGTATATATCCAATCCAATCCTCGGCCAATGCATCAGAAACAGAAGGTGCCCATCCATTGATATTGTTTTCCTTATCAACTATTGCTAATTGATTGTTGTAACGAATAGACAAAAATGGTTTTGCTTCTTCTTTTGTCATTGGAACTTCAAAACGACGTGCAAATTCATCTTTTACTGCTTCAGGTAATGATTGCATTTTTAGGACAACAAAAATTGGTATTTCAGAAGGTATTTGTTGAAATACAAATAGTCCGTTACCATTCCATCCAATTCTTTGAATCATTGGATAAGTGTTGATAGCTTGTATAAAATCCATAATTATTGATTGGCTTACCTATACCGCACTAGGTTTTAGTTTTATTTCAAAGAATCTACAATAGCACAGAATAATGCATCCTTCTTTTGTTGGAAAATAGGTAATTGTTCGAAAGAAACAATACATGAATGAGTTTTTGCTTCTGCATTTTTACTTTCTCCATATACCCATCCATCAGCAACTTTTTCAGCCATCCATGAATTATGCTGTGCATCATGTCCAGCATCCGGATTTTCAATACGAAATTGTACACCTTTAATAGCACTTTGTTTTTGCCAATCATCGGCTTGATACCAATCTTTTTGAGAATAATCACCATAACTTTCGCAAAATGCTTTATTTGCTTGATAGCAAATAGGAGCAATAACTTCTGCAATACTTGCAGGTCTTGAACCAGTATTTTCACTCATAATAGAATATCACTTTACCTATACCAGTGAGAAGGTTCTAGTTATTAAAATAATTCTTTATCTTCTTTCTTTACTTCATGGTCGATTTGATCATAACCAACCAACTGCATTTCATCAGCAGAACGAACATGTTCAGCGAATAGCATTACCTTACCAAGACTCTTAGCTGTTTCCTCAAGCTTATTGAGTACTTCATATCCCAAGGCCTCAGCATCGCCCATAAGCATCAATGGAGCCTTATTTACGCGCATCATCAATTGAGCAATAGCAGCAGTCGCTTCCGACTTACAAATATCAGTTTCCAGAAAAGGAATATTATCGATAGTAACATAATCATCATCAATCGACCAACCAACCGGCATGTTCTGACTGTTTTTGATGATTTCCTTTTTCTTGGTGCGGAGAGTCGTAATCTTCTCGTCCAACTCACTAACTTCACTTTCCTTCTTTTTATGATCTTCTTCATTCTTTGCTTTTTGTTTTACTAATACATCCAATTGATTATACTGATTGATTTTTGTCTGGCCAATCTCTAATCGTTTGGCAAGACCAATATTCTTTTCAGTACCATCACCATCTAATTCTAATTTTGCAGCTTCAAGTACTTTCACATCGAACTTAGTATTCAATTCAGTGATTGCTGCAGTGATTGCTTTTTCAGAAGTTTCGTACTCAGCATTCTCAGTTTCCAGTTTCTTTTCATCGGCTGCCAATTCTTTGGTAAGACGGTCAATTTCTTCTTTGGCAAAACGAATGGAGTTAGTAAGACTTTCCACTTGCTTATTATGTGATTTTTTTAGTGGATCCAGTTTTTCATTTTCTGCATCCAACTTCACTTGATAAGTATCGAATCCTTTAATTGTTTCATCAATCTCTTCTTTACGAGCAGTAAGTTCAGTAAACAACTTTTGAATAGCCGGAGCATCAGTAATAAGTTTTTGTTGTTCCGGATTGAATACGATATTGTCAATACTCTTTTTCAAGAAGTCAACTGACTTATTCAATTCTTTACGCGAATCGATCATTGTTCCTTTTGTAGGATGAATCTCAGCATCTATTTTCATTATCTCTTCACGTTCTTTTTCTGAAAGTAAGTTCATGAAGATAGCACGTTGTTTAGCACGGCCCGGTTCTGTTTTACTCCATTCAAAGAACTCTTCCAATGTAAAATGAGTATAATTGAAGATAGCGCGCATTTCAGTAATTCCTTTGACAACTTTATTGTCTGGAGCAATGAACTGAAATTTGTTCTTACCATCAATATTAAAGTCGTAACGAAATTGGTATTGTAAACCATCAGCGCCAGGTATTGTACCGGTAGCAAATCCTTCTTTCTCACCAAAAGTTACTGGATTGACAGTAGTATCTTTTACTTCCATGAGTGCTTGGATAAGATTCAAGAAAGAAGTCTTACCTTTTTTGTTTCCGCCTTGTGCGAAGAAGATAGTACCATTTGATAAATCCCATTCTCCTTCTTTGAGAAGTTTGTAATTCTTGATATGAATTTTAATTTCTGACATATTTTTATTTTTGTATATTGTAAATATTAAATGGATTTTTTAAACTATAATGAGCTGGATGATCCATAATTAAAAGATTTGAATTTTTTTGTACTTCTCCAGTAATGTCATAAAACTTACCATCAATTTCTGTAATAATATGACTTTCATCATACCAACATTTTGCACTTGGATATATATTTTTAAGTATAAGATAAAAATGATAACAACTTCCATTTGTATATACTTGCTGAGAACCAACAAACGAATCTCTAATTAATGATATAAACTTTTCTATTTCTTGTGACATGTTGTGTTATTTAAAGTGTTTCGATTTCTTTTTCTTTTTCAGCAATAATTCTTTCTACTTCATTTTTAGCTAGAATTACTAATATATCTCTCATTTCTTTTGATATATATCTAGTAATAGAAACTCCAGATGAATTTCTATTTGCTGGAATCATAATTGAAAATCCACTTACAATTTTGGTTTTTTCTTGAAGTTTTATATCTTCTAGCAATTGTTCAAGTCCAGTTATTTCAGAACTTAATTCAGAAGCACGTTTTATATTTTCTCTTTTCATTTTAAAATGAGTTTAATGTTAGACAATTTGTACATTCTGCTTTATACATACTTACTACTTCTAATTTGTTTTTGTTGCATGACTTACATAGCTTCGTTTTAAGCGTACTTACATGCTTCTCTACCGAATTGACCCATCTACTAAATTCAAGGGCTTCTTGCTCTTGATACATAGCAAATAGGTCATTATTCAAGGTACTATCGTTTGTCATACATGAATGATTACAATACAAGCTGCAATCATAGTTCCACTTTCTTTAAAGGTACCGGCTGGTATTTCTTCGATAACAGCACCCATACCATCAAGAAAAGCTCTGAACTCAGTTTCTTTCTTGTTCTTTGATTCTCTCCAATGATTAGAAGCACATGATACCACTATTCCCCCGGGTTTACAGACTTCTACCATTTTATAGATATGATCAATATCCTGATTCTTTGTGAATGGTGGATTAGCGATAACCTTATCAAATGGCTTACTACATTCTGAAGTAAGAAAGTCTTGAAAGAAATGGGTAATCTGTTTCTTTGTAAGAACAATAGAATTGAGTCCCATATTCTCAACACATGTAGGCACGATATTATGCCATTTGCGTTGCATTGCTTCAACGATAGCACCTTGTCCGGCACTAGGCTCTAGAACACGATCAAAGTTGTTTAATTGAGCAAGTTCTATAAGTCTGTCAGCAAGTTCTGGCGGAGTACCAAAGAATTGATGTTCTTTCTTTAGATTACGTTTTTCACCACTAGCTATCTCGGCTAATAAATCTGTTGGGTCCTCAGCAAACACAAAGGCCTTTATTTTACCACCAGTCCATTTACCACCGATAAGTTCTAACGCTTTTGCAACTTCCATATAAAGCTTACGGTCGATTTGTTCGTCCGGTAGATATACGCGATTTTGTACTACTGTACATTGTAATAATATGTTTTTTGCATTCATAGAAATTTCACTTATTTGTTTTTTTACTTGTTCTTTTTTGTTTGAACTTTCTTTAATTGGATTATAATCAAGGTCTAAATAAATTAATCCGGTTTCATCATCCCATGTACATTTATATTTTTTAAAAATGGCCATTCGAATTTCATATATCCTAGGAGATTTGCTTTTTGATTTGATTAATTCATTGTGTTCTTTTATTAAATCCTTATCTAATTGATTATTCTCCAATGTTACCAAATTTGACATATTCATTTTCTTCTTTTTGCTTAGGGATATAAGGTACCTGTGCATCAGCATCAGCTAATGATACTGTTTTCTTTTCAACAAGTTCTTTCTTTACTGGATTCAATTCATCAAGAATGACTTGTTTACGAATAGCAATACGATCCTTACGTTTGTTACATGTAGCCGTATGTTCTTCGACAATCTCCCCAAACTTATCTGAGTAAAAGACATTAGAAATGTTTGAAAGGATATTCTGTACATCTGCATCATGAGTTACTTCTGTTCCAACAATACATTGTTTGATAAAGCAGCGTTTCAATGTAATAATATCCTCGGGTAACATGTTTTGTATGTTTTCCATGTAAGACAAATCTTTCTTGAATTTTGTTCTTATCTCTTTTAATTTACTGTTAGAAGCCATATAGAATATGACAGCCATAAAAGCAGTTTCTTCAATAGGAAGTAGTGGTGTACTTATCTCACGATAGTTACTACCGGAAATAAGACTTCTAAGATCAGCATTAATCTTTTCCTCTTTGATTTCCTCTTTACGAACAAGGTCTTTGTCAAGCTTTATAAGTTCCGGATGAACTGTTCCTGCAGCAGCAATATCTTTTTTGGTAATCTTTGCTTTTATATAAAACATCTTATCACCACCAGACCATGTATCAAGCCCGTAAACAGCTTCAAATCCTTTCTTGACCATTTTATCATGAAAGGATAGATCATCGCTCTTATCATGCTCAAAATCGTATTCTTCGGTACTAAACACTACAACTGGTATATGCAATTCTTTCAGCTTATCAAGAACCCGATTACTTGTACCTAATGAACGAATCATAATAGTAGTATCTTCTTCATGTGCAAGAATAATATTGTTCATACGATGTTCAAAGATTTTATCATCATAACAGAAGCTATTAGTACAAGAATTGATTTTGTAGTCCGGGAATAAAGAACCATGGATAGAAGTACAAAACTGACAAGTAATACACTCAGCCAAGCTAAAAGAAGCATTGTCTAAGTTCTTTGCAAGATTTTGTATTTTCGATTTTAAATCTTTTAGATTAAGATCATTCCACCGATAGTAATCACTGGCTTCTTCGCTATAACGAGTTTTGTAAATATCTAACTGAATATCTTTGTCAAGCTTACATAATTCATAAGCATGAGAAATGGATAATTCATTTTCATCAAACATTTTTACAAACTCAGCAATAAGCTCAAGCAAGCGTATTCTATGCATTACAAATAGAACCGGCTTACCAACCTTTACAGCAATATCTTCACCAGTCCAACCTTTGTTATTGAGGTTAGCAAATGCCCGCGCTTCATCCATAGGTTCGATATCCTGGCGTTGTAAGTTCTCAATGATCATTGCATCCAGTACTTCTTCATCATCCATTTCTACAATGATACATGGCATTGTTGTCATTCCAAGATGACTACATGCACAATAACGACGATAACCCATGATTACTTCATAAACATCATTTGTTGGATAATCATCTTCTTCAATTTTACGTACAGTAATAGGCTGCAACAACCCTACTGATTTAATACTTTGTGATAACTCAATTATAGAGTCTTGGTTTATTGTTTTCCGAGGGTTTAACTTGGACGCAACAATATACACTAATGGAATTTGAACAATTTCATTCATAATAAAATAAATATAGATTTGTTTGTGCAGTTATAGCACAGAGGAAATATCAAATGAGGAAATGTTTGATTCTAAAATACGAATGACTTTAAAACCTTTGCTTTTACAAAAATCATCTTTGACAATTTCTGCTTGTTTGACATTTATAGAAAGACTAATATTGATAATTATATTTTTATGTGGAATATAAAAATTTGCCATGTAATAAGTTATATCATTAGGCACTTTATATTTATATTTAAAATCAATATTAGACATCATTAATTTACTCAATAAAAGTTGTTCTGCTTTAGAACCATATTTAATTGAATTGAAAACATATTTATCAATTAATTCTTTATTCATTGACATATATTACTCTCCTATTTTATTACACATATATTTGGGTGAAGAAATCATGCATACTTAATTAAACTAAAATTGGATATAGAATATATATTACTGCTTTGTATGTAATACATATAATTTATTTTTCTTAAATAGCCACTATTACCATTTTTCTTATATTCAATTTGAATTGATTTATCTTTTGATTTAGCTTTAATACCAGTAAAAATAAGATTTACTGACTTATTTATTACATTTTTACTCACTAACTCTTTGATATAAAAAATGGCTTTGTTTTTATTTACATTTGCAATTTTAGAAATGCTATCATAACTCAATCCTATTAATTCATTTGGAATATTCACTGCATACTTATATAATTTTTTCATTGCTGTTTTTCTTTGTTTATAAGAAACTTTACAATTCTTCACCGTATATATTGTATCATTGATAAATGAAATTTTATTGATATGGTCAATAATAACTGTTTTTTGAATAAGAGATTTTATCTGATTATTGTTATAAAGAGATTCTTTTGAATTGAAATCAAGACGAATAATTAATTCTTTTTCAGAATACATTTTATTAGCTATTAATTTTCCATTTTCAAATCGAATATATTTATATTCAATACCATTTTTTATTATTCTCTTAATCTTGTCATGTCCTAAATGAAATTGCTCTTTTAGCTTAGAGTATTTTATACTTTTATCACTAGAAGAGCAATCCATTAGACAAGATGAAACATACATACCTTTTATCTGAATAGCAAATGCTAAAGCTTCCAATCTACTCTTAGATTGTACTGCCAATTTAGCTTGTGATATAGATAATTTTATTGTACGCATATTCATTAATTATTAAACGCAAAAAACCCCGAAAGGGAGTGACATTCCTTCGGGGTCTTAAGTGTATCAAAAGGGTACTACCGAATGTTCATTCGATAGTCACTCCGATTGAACACTGCAAAGAAAAGACAATTCTATAAGTTTACCAAACAATTCGCTAATTATTTGTATTCTTTAATAGAAAGTTTTTCCAAGATATGCTCCACAGTAGGGTTTAAAGCTACTGTAGAAGCCATTTCTTTATCAAGTAAGGAATAATACGCTTTTGCTTGAATAAGTAGTTCCTGAGCATGTCCTTGTCCTTCTTGATGGCTATCGATACTGTAGATAGTCGCCCAACCAGGTCCTTCACCAAATGTAGCAGTACAACTTTTGTATTTTACTACTGTTAGTTCCATTCCTAAATGATTACCTGGAGCAATGTACAATTTTTCTTCTGCAAACTGATTGAATACAAAATATCGAATTGTTCCATCAGCTAAGATAACTGGCATCATACCAATGATAAACACATCAGAACGTTTCTTTGTCCAATAACTCAATGACACTTCATTATTGATAAATACAGCCATTTTGAAATCATGTGGATTTTCAATATCGAGTTCAAAAATAGTATTCCCATCTTTAAATTTACGTTCATAAGAAAGAACTTTCAATTTGAACCGTTCGCATTTACATTCGAGAAAGATACTACCAAGCTCAATGTCATTTGACATGTGATTACCTTTCAATACTACAAAAGCATTTTCAATATTTACGTCTTTCATGCTATTCATCCTTTTTCATCAATGAATCAAATACTCCTTCTTTCAATAAACCTTGTTCACTCATTTTTATAACGAGTTGAGAAGCAAACATCATATCATATCTGTTTTTCATTTCAACAGAATAATTATTAGCAAGTTTTTCAATCAATTCTTTTTGACTATTGTAATTTGAATTATACTCAAATTTTTCAGCAATATATTCTGCAACACTAATCATTGCCGAACTTCTACTTGATTTTAATTTACCAGTTTCAATAAAATCAGCAGTTGCTTTATTTGCCATTGCATCAAATGATTCAATAACTTTTTTACTTGCAATTTCACCAACTAATCTTACATGTCCTTCTAATAAATTTTCTGTGATTTGTTTTGAAAGACTTTGTATAATTTGATGTTTTATTTCATCAACAATATAAATATTTTCAATCCAATTATCTTCTATTTTTACAACAAATTCCATAATGATATTTTTAAAGATTATATTCTTTTACTAAGAACTCAGACCAAGCAATGTTCTGTCCAATAATATTTGGAAAATCAGTTTGCCCGGGCTTATACAATTCAGTAGAGATATTGTAGATATCCCACAAACTCATATTCGTAGAATCACGCTTAATACATTCCAATAGATAGTTCTCAACAAATGTTGAAATCTGTGTTTGATTAAGAGGATAATTTCTACCTACATTTGCTTCAAGTTTCTTCAATGATTTTTCAGAAGAATCTTTTACAACACGTATAGTATTCAACCGGCCAATAAGCGCCATAGTATCGTTGTAAGACACTTCAATTGCTTTCATGCGCGATATTACCTTTTGGTCATGTGAACGTTGCTCAGTAAAGTTCTGCATCCAATCATCAATGATTTGAAATACTTTGTCCAGGTCTTTAATCTTGCCATCTCCACCATAAGTAGAAATCATTCTGTCAGCTGCAAGAATACATTGGTTATGACAAATCTTTACGTTAGGGCCAATAGCTATCTGAATTCCATCTTGGTGAAATGCAACTGCAAGACCGGTGTTCGTTTCATCATCTTCCAAATCATTAATCCGGATAGTAGTAAATACGCGACGAAGAACATGCGCTTGAATAGAATTATCTCCATACTGAGCTTCTAATTCTTTTGATACTGATACACCATCACGACCGGCCTTTTTGTTGTTAGCGGCAAAGATTGACTCAATATTGAAGTTGATATTGTTTTTTGCTATTATAGCAGCAATACGTTCAATAAGTTCATAGTGATAGATACCATTGAAAGAGGGTTTACCATCGAAGTTTTTTTCATGATATGTTTGTTTTAGAACATCAAGTTCCATTTCTTGAACATTGTTTGATTTAAAATCGAATATTTTACTCATGATTTATTTTTATTATTGAACCTGTATTACTATCAACTAAGATACTTTTTACAGTTTCATTTGATTCATTTTTAATTTGAATAAATTTACTTCCTTTTGTAAATTCTAGAAGTCCTTTTGATACTGCATCATTTTGAAATGTGTTTGATTCCCAATATGAATAAAACATATTTCTAATTTCATCCATTCCCAATCCATCTTTAAAAAGAGAATAATTAATTTCTATTGCATTATTCATATTATATGAACTTGAAAATTATCTTCACAAGGCTCTAGGAACCCATTACGTCCATCTTCTTCCATATTACGTAGAGCAAGACGTTTTGCACATTCACGTTCTGTTTCATCATTTGCTTTACGTTGACGTGCTTCTTCATGAGATATGTAATACACTTTGCTTACTACAATTTTATACGCGTTTTCCATTTATTTATTTTTGATTTAATTTCCATTCATTGTAACCAAGGTTGAAAGCAACCGGATCATTGTCTTTTAATAGTTATCCATAGTTATCTCTTCTCTTTCGCATTATGCCGGCAATGATAAATTCATCATCCCCGAGAGATTCACCAAGCTCATTCAGATACTTTACGTAATCCTTTTTAGTATTAGGAAAACGTTTTGGTACATTACCATCAATCTTACTCATTTTCTTGTCTTAAAAGAGCATCTGCATATTCAAATGATAATTTTGCAACATCTTCTGAATGTATTAAAGTATCATCACCTCTAAGAAATCCTTGCATTGCCATTGTAGCAATAAATAATCTTTGAGACATTCCAAGACCATATCCTAATGATGGACAAATTGGTTTTTGTCCTAATTTTTCTTCTTCCATTATTTTTGAGTATTTAATTCATTAAACTTCATAGTACCGAAATCAACTATCCATCGTTGGATAGCTTTAGAGTCGTCAGACATATCACCATCTCTATTCTTTGCTACCTCAGCAATAAGCATATTCTTTAAAAGCTTTTCTCTTTTTACAAACATAGAAGTACCATTTGAATTGATACAATTGATATCCGGAAGAGAAGAATGCTTTTTGATAAGATCTTTATGCATGCCCGGGTTATTCAATAGAATAATACCATTGGCAACATCAGCAAAACGAGTGGTTCCTTTCATGTGACTAAGCTTAGGACGATAGGCTTCTTCGAAATTATTCTTACTCTCCATTTCCTTTGTCATGTGGTGCAAGAATATCACAATAGCTTTATGTCCTTTCTTATCGGCATTGTTTACGATAGCGCGAATGCTGGCCGCAACCTTATCTTCAATTTGAATTTGGTTGGAACCGGCTGGGCTGTTATACAAATCATCAATAAGCATGATATTGTCAATAATCAGAAAACATACTTTCTTTTCTCTTTTCTTTATGAATCGATTGAAAGTACGTGATATGGTTGACATTGTTTCTTGCTCATTTACAAAATCTATATCATACTTAGAAAACTTGTTTATCTCTCCTGTAACGGACTTTAATTCGTCATTGGATAGTTTGTACCCTTTACCTTGCATTTGTG